GCGTAGAAGAAGCCCTATCAAAATATAAAACTGTAGGATCAAGCTTTATAACAGAGCTTAATTTGATCCTCCCCCGTCTGTATGGGATGGGCATGTGGCGTGATCTTCTTTATGAGACCACAATCAATACTACTGATGGTAATTTTACTTTACCTGAAGCAGAATCTGTAGTTTTAGCTCTGCTTGAGGATGACCCCGCTAGAGTGAGGGCGCAGTTTCACGACTATAGGTTGACTGGAAGAAATACTGATGGAACAACTTTAGGTATGTATGGGCTAATTGATGATGGGTTTGTGCCCACCATTAACGAGTTGAACCCTGAAAAAGAATACATAATAAGGGTGTTGCCTATCAAACCAAGGACTCAGATACCTAGAACTAGCAATAATTTTGTAACTGTTACGGGTTTAAATGCCAGCACAGCTACGGAAACAATTGAGTATACCACTAACTTTGAGACGGCTGGAGCAGGGATGGTGTCAAGTTCTTCTGCTGGGTATACATTCACTACGGTAGCTCAAATCCGCACGGGAGATTCTAACCTACCAGAACCTGTATTAGTAGAAGCTCTTGAAGTAAATACAGCTGCCGGAAATACAACAGAGCAGTTAAAGCTGGCAGAAATACAGCAAGCAAACACAGTAACTCGATACAGGAGATACAGGATAGGCAAAGATGCCACAATAACATCCCAAACACTTAGGTTACTAGTTAAAAGACAATTTAAACCACTAGTAAACTCTTACGATGTGGTTCGTCCGAGCAACTTAAACGCCATTAAACACGCTTTGTTAGGTTCAGTTGCTGAGGATAATGCCGATATTGAACGGGCCAATTATCATTGGGCCATATGCAAGCAGCTTCTCGAAGAAGAATTAGACGCATACAGGGGAGCTGCCAAACCAACAATTCGCTTTGATCCTTCTGGATCTGGCTCACGCGTCCCTAACCTATTATAATTATGAACGACATTATTACATTCATTACTGAAAACAAACAGCAAGTTATCGGAGTTCTTACTTCGGTTGTCGCAGTAGCATCGGCTATCTGTGCTCTAACACCCACACCTAAAGATGATGGCATCGTGCGGAAGCTCTATATCATTGTCGAATGGATGGCGTTGAATATCGGAAAGAGTAAACAGAAATAAGATGCGCATAATGCGTTTAATCACAGCGGCCCTAGAAGCTTTTGTAGGATTAATTGAATTAAAAAAGACACGATACGTAGATGATATTGAAGATGAAATTGATGAGCTTGCCCGTATTGGTAGTCCTGCTGCAAAGTTGCGCATCGAGAGATTGGGCAAACGACTCAGCCGCGAACGAGAGCGCACTTTACGATCCGCCGACCGTAACGTTGATTGAGGGTAAGCAATACGAATTTTCTGAGGGAACACTAATAGGCAGAGAAGGACATAAGTTCCACAGCCATTACTCATACCTAAGAGCTATTACTATTGGTAACAAATGAACTCTTCAAAATTGATAGATACTCTCTTAGGAACCATTGCACCAACAATAGCTGTTGCCGCTTCGTTGCAAGAGCAAATAGAATACTGGTTGCGGGTGATATCACTTATACTAGGAATCGCAGTAGCGGTTGTGTCTCTCTACAGATTACTTTTTAAATACAAAAAATGATAGGGCTTGCTATAGGACATTCTAGATTAGGAGACAGTGGTGCATATACTGTGGGGCCTAATAGTATTAGTGAGCATAAGTTCAACTCAGAACTTATCCCTTTAATTACCCCTATGCTAAATGTGCCCTACAAGGTGTATGACGATTATAAGGCGCGTAGTTACGTGGGGGCTATGAACTATGTGTCCCGTAAAATGAGGCAAGATGGGGTGGATGCTTGCATTGAGTTACATTTCAATGCCGCAGGGCCAAAAGCTACAGGACATGAGTGGCTGCATTGGGAGTCTAGTAGAGGTGGGAAGAAACTTGCTACGGAATTAAAAGAGCAAATGGAAAAGTATTATCCTGACATGCGTTCTCGTGGGGTGAAGCCACGGGGCAGGGGACAACGTGGGGCACTTTTCCTAAGAAAAACACCATGCTACGCTTGTATATCTGAACCTTTCTTTGGTTCTAACTCCGATGATGTATCTTTAATAATGTCTGATTTAGCGAAGTTAGCTGCGGTATACGCGGAAGGTATAAACAAATTTTATGTATAATGAGGGTTCCCAAAACCATACGTGTAGCAGGACAAACAGTTCGTATTCTGAAAGAAGACTTAAGTGATGACGGTTTATTTGGGTATTACAGCCACGACAGAAAAGTAATTATTTTATCTAAGCATTTAAAAGATCAGCAGATAATGCAAACACTGAGGCATGAGTTAATGGAAGCCAGTCTTTGCATATCTGGTGTAGGGTTTTGTGAAACGTTTGAACAAGAAGCCGTAGTTAGGTGCATGGATGAAGTGTTCTTCCCTGCTTGGGACAGATTGAACAAAAGAACCAGTAGTGGATGAAACGGAAAAAGCTGCCCCCTCAGTTCAGTAGAACGAAGGGACTGCTAGTCTTCACGCCTAACAGCGACAATATCAAGGAAGCGTTCGAACGAAGCGAAGAATTAGGGGTGCTCCCCAACTCATTTACTAGGGGGGCAGGGAGAATGACAGGTTTTTTAGGGGAAGTTGCATTTGAAAACCTGTACCCTGAAGCCATATACGTGGGAGATAAAATCTACACCCACGACTACGAACTGGGTAAAAGAAGAATTGACGTTAAGGCAAAGTGTTGCTCAGGCAAACCTCAGCCACACTACACTGCATCAGTCAATTGTCCTGAAGGAAAAAAGCTTCCCGCTAACGCTTATTACTTTGTCAGGGTTAAGAAAGATTTCACCAGAGCATGGATGCTGGGGTGGGCTACAGGACTCAAGATTCAGAAATCAGGGTTGTATAAGAAAAAAGGTGAACCCGATGATTACGGATTCACCTATAAAGTAGATGGGTATCACTTACCTATTGGGGGACTTCGTCCAGCGAATTCTCTTTGAAGTCGATATCATACTTCTCGTTTATATCGATAGTCCATACTTTGCCCCCACCCTTACCGACAGATTTAATGGGTCTCAGTTTTGTGTTTGTCTTCCGACCATCCTCAAGATGAGCTAACCCATTCCTAACAAACTCAAGTTTGTTCGAAGCACCTAAGGTTCTACCGTTGTTGTAAGTATGTAAAGCTCTCTGGAATTCAGTTAACGTTCCACTCCATTCCCCCTCTACATCATTTTCGCGAGCTGCTTTAGCAAAGAAGTCAACAAGCTCCGCTACTTGTGATCTGCTTGAGTTATCATAAGCAGCATATGCAATGCTCTTATCGATGAAGCTCTTCACCCCAAACCTATCATCATCTAGGATCTCAGTAGGTGGGTTCCACTGTTCCAGCCAAGCGAGGAAGTGAGGCATCTCAGTAGTAATAATGTTTTCTAGTTTTGTTTTTACGGGGAAGCTGAATGGGGTCTTTGAAACTTTGAACGCCATTAGCTTATCCTTATTACTAGAATCAAGAGTTGGTATAACACTCATGCTATTAGCATCATCGTTAAGACTTACAACAACTCTACCTGCCCAAGGTAGCGTTACAGCGTCTGCGTATTTAGCCATAAATTCAATACGGGGATTAGCCACAGCTCGTTTAATAAGTTCTGTTGCTTTCCGTTGATCTTGAAATGAAGCAGCACTAACGGTGTCATCAATAACCCAACACGCGGCCCTCCCCAAATCTTTGTTAAACTTTGTCCCACCAGATAAGTAATCACTAGCGTCTGCATAACCACCCACTGCGGCTGCAATAATCTTATTGGACATAAGTGTCTTTCCTTTCTTAGCAGGCCCGACGAAGATACATGCTTGTCCCTGATCTTCTCTGTTGTTTACCACCCCAGCGTGGTAACGCTTTAGCCAAGCAAAGAAATAATACTTAGTTCTAATTTCGGTTGAGTCTTCAAAGAACTGATCGAAGAACATATCAAGCCAAGGCCAGTTTGAAGGATCAGGATCACCCGAAGCTAATACAGGTTGGATGTTGGAACTGTTAAGTATCCTTAGCCCATTGAAATCAACGACTATTTCGTTGCGCCTAAATACAACAGGAGCGATCTCATTTATTCTATTCTGGTTACTTATGACTAATATGGCATTCTCCACTTCCGAAATGTTGTCTCCTTTCTTTGTAGCGTTCTTGAATCCACGTTGCCTAAGTTCTAGAACCAGCTGGTCTCTGGGGATAGGCTGTGCGGCTCCGTGTAGTAGTTTGAAAAACTGCCTGCCATTGAACCAATATTCGTCAAGCAAACCCCCCATCTTCTTTTGCTCATACCCTTTAACAAAGCTAGGCCCAAATATATCTCTCCAAGGTTTCCACCCATAGTCTCTGTCTGAGTATACAATCATACCATCCTCAAACACTTGGCAACCTTCACGGTCAATACCATCATCGATCCAAAACAAAGGGCCTCTAGACCCAACTTCAAAATCCCCAATCCAACGATTGGGAAATTTCTTTTGAACTTCAGAAGCAACTTCTTCTATGGGTATAGATGTGTCCGCAGATTCAGGGGGGTTGTTTTTAGCTGCTTTAATAAGTGCAGTCTGAACAACAGCTGCTGGAACTTTTCCGTTTAACGCAACCCATTCGGTACCTAACTCAAAGTATTGTGATGGTTC